ACCGGCAGGCGGATGGCGAGCATGTGTGGCCGCGGCCTTGCCGGATGGAAGCACGAGAAGCAGCCCCTCGAGAGCCGGATCAGCATGCTCGAGGATCAGATGCAACTGCGCCTGCTTGCATGACCGTATTGCTCACGGTGGCTGGCAAGTCCGTCCGCCGTGAGTTCAGCACCGCTTATTCAATGAGGCAACCATGGCACGACCAACCAAGTACAAGGCTGCGTTCGCCGAGCAGGCCCGCAAGCTGTGCTTGCTGGGCGCCACGGATGCCGAGATGGCCGATTTCTTCGAGGTTACCGAATCCACGATCAACAAGTGGAAGAAGGATCACGCGGCGTTTTCGGAGTCCATAAAAAACGGCAAGGTCATGGCCGATGCCGAAGTGGCTTCCCGGCTGTATGAGCGCGCCCTCGGGTATAGCCACCCCGAAGAGAAGGTGTTCAACAACCAAGGCGAGATCGTCACTCACCAGACGACCAAGCATTACCCGCCTGACACTACCGCCGCCGCCATATGGCTGAACAATCGCAAGCCAGACAGGTGGCGCAACAAACCGGAACCAGACGGACAGGACGACGCGCCCCAACCGGTCAACGTCGTCTTCAAGGTGCAGGATGCCAGCGACCCCGATCGAAACCGAGGCGACGCTTAATCGCCCGCAAGGTCAGTTCCTGGCGATGCAGCAGAAGTTCCGGGCCTACGTGGCCGGCTTTGGCTCTGGCAAGACGTGGGTCGGCTGTAGCGGAATCGGCGCCCACGCTTGGCAACACCCGCGCATCAATATGGGGTACTTCGCCCCGACCTATCCTCAGATCCGGGACATCTTCTACCCGACCATCGAGGAGGTCGCGCACTCACTCGCCTTGCGCGCTGAGGTGCGAGAGGCAAACCGCGAGGTCCACCTGTATAGCGGTCGGCAGTACCGCTCCACTGTGATATGCCGCTCGATGGACAAGCCTGGCAGCATCGTCGGTTTCAAGATCGGGCACGCCCTGGTCGACGAGCTCGACCTGATGGCTACTGCCAAGGCCGAAATGGCCTGGCGTAAGATCATGGCGCGGATGCGCTACAAGGTCGACGGGCTCAAGAACGGCATCGACGTGACGACGACGCCCGAGGGGTTCAAGTTCGTCCACCAGCAGTTCGTCAAAGCGTTGCGTGATAAGCCGTCTATGGCCCAGCGCTACGGTCTGGTTCAGGCATCGACCTATGACAACGAGGCGAACCTGCCAGATGACTACATCGATGCTCTGCTGGAGGCCTATCCGCCGCAGCTGATCGATGCCTACCTGCGCGGCCTATTCGTCAACCTGACCACTGGCACGGTCTACCGGCAGTTCGATAGGGCGCTGAATGCTTGCATGGACACCGTGCAGCAGGGCGAACCTCTGTTTATCGGCATGGACTTCAACGTCGGCAAGATGGCGGCAGTGACCCATGTGAAGCGTGACGGCGATCCTCGCGCGGTGGACGAAATCATGGGGGGGCACGACACCCCCGACATGATCCGCCGCATCAAAGAGCGCTATTGGCGCTATGACGGCGACGATTACATCAAGACCTGCGAAATCCACGTATACCCCGACGCCTCGGGCGACTCGCGCCGGTCAGTGAATGCGTCGACAACGGACATTGCTCAATTGCGTGACGCCGGCTTTCGGGTGGTGGTGAACGCCAGTAACCCACCTGTCAAGGACCGCGTCAACTCGATGAATGCGGCGTTTTGCAACGCCAAGGGCGAGCGCCGCTACAAGGTAAACCCCTATGCATGCCCAGCTTATACCGACGCGTTAGAGCAGCAGGCATGGAACAAACAAGGCGAACCTGACAAAGAGAACGACAAGGATCACCCCAACGACGCTGCCGGGTACTTCATTGTGAAGGATTACTTGGTCAACAAGCCGAAGGTCGGCATGAAACGCATTCGAGGACTCGCCTGATATGCCTGTCACCACGACACACCCCCAATACGACGACAAGCTCACCGATTGGGAGCTGATGCGCGACAGCATCGAAGGGGAAGGCGCTATCAAGGATGCTGGCATCGGCTACCTGCCGAAGACCAGCGGTCAGCTGGCCCTCGAGCACCAGGCGAAAACCGACGAAAGCGCGATGCTGTCGCTCGACGAGGCCCGGGAGATCTACCAGTCCTACAAGCGGCGCGCCCAATACCCGCTGTGGGTGAAGGACTCACTGCGTACGATGATGGGGCTTGTGTCTCGCCAGGAACCTGAGATAAACCTACCGACCTCCCTAGCCTCCCTTCAGGACGAGGCCACGGCCGACGGCTTCCCGCTCAAGACACTGTTCCTGCGCGCCGTGCGGGACTTGCTGGCCTACGGCCGGCAGCCGCTGCTCGCAGACTGGGATGGCGACGGCCGACCCTATGTGGCCCTCTACGGCGCGCTCGACGCCATCAACTGGCGCGAAGCTGACGTCGATGGGCGTCGCGATCTAGTGCTGACTGTTCTGCGCGAGGCCGTGCACAAGGGCGACGAGTTCAGTCACGACAGTGAGGCCCGCTACCGAGTGCTCGACCTCAACGAGGGCCGATACCGGGTGCGTCTGCTGGATGAGCATGGTGAAGCAGTCGGCGAGGAAGACATGCCGGGCACTAACCAGGCGCCGCTCGACTTCGTCCCCCTGGTCTTCTTGGGCAGCACCGACAACAACGCCGACACCGACGAGATTCCGCTGCTGACCATGGCGAAGGCGGCGCTCAAGAGCTACCAACTCTCGGCAGACTACTACACCAGTCTCCATTACACCTCGCATCCCCAGCCGTGGATCGCCGCGGACCTGGGCGAGGACGAGCAATTCAGTGTCAGCGGTCCCATGGCCGCCTGGAATGTGGGCAAGGACGGCAAGGTCGGGTATCTCGAGTTTCAGGGCGCGGGCATCGAGGCCAACCGCACGGCGATGCAGGACCAGCGCAACACTGCGCTCGAGGCCGGAGCTCGGGTGATCGACGCCGGAGCCGACGAATCTGGCGAGGCCCGCAAGGCCCGCCAGAGCGATCAGCACACCAGCCTGTACAGCGTCGTGGTTACCGCGGCCGAGGGCATTGAGCAGCTGCTTCGCTACTTCGGCCGCTGGCTGAACCTGCCGCAGGCCGACATCGATGCCATCGCGTTCAAGGTCGAGCCCGAATTCACCAAGGCCGAGATCGATGCCGCAATGATGGGCATCGTTCGCGATCTGCGCCTGGCCGACGAGGTGCCGCAGGCGGTGCTGTTCGAGTCGTTGCGCAAGGCCGGGGTCACCAATCTCGCCGACCAGGACCTGTTGGCCCTGCTCGATGGTCAGGTAACCGACGATGAGTGATCGTGAGGACGCACAGCGCCGGATCGTCACCGCTCTGGCGCAGCATGTCTCATACCTGCACCGCACCGGCACAGCGCACGTCAATAAGGCGCTGGCGATCATCGACGAAATGAGCGCCGAGCTTCCCCGGGAGATCGGCGAGCGCCTCGACAACCTGACGCCTGCCGAGCTCCAGGCGTTCGCCCGGGGCCGCTACCACACGACTCGGCTCAAGGGGTTGCGCGACGCAATCGACCGCTGGGTCTCGACGCTTGGCGAGCGCATCAAGACCATGAGTCTCAAGGAGCTGGCGGCCCTAGCCGATCAGGAGGCGGGATACGTCCGCGACCTCATCGCCCAGGCGGTAGAGGGCGAGATCCCGCCGGCTCCTGCTGTGGCATCGGCCGCTCTCTCCCGACCGGTGATGGGGGAGTTCGTCGAGGGCATGCTGGCCGACATCGGGCCGGCCACCCGCAACCGGGTCTACAGCACCATCCGCCAAGGCGTCAGCGAGGGCCAGAGCAACAGCCAGATCATCCGCGCCCTGCGCGGGACGCCGGCGCTCAAATACCGCGATGGCGTGCTGCAGACGACGCGCAACAATGTAGACAACGTAGTGCGCACGGCTCGTCAGCACATGAGCAACGAGGCCTACCGGGAGACCTACAACGCCCTGGGCGTCACCCATGTGGTCTGGGTGGCCCAGCTCGAGGGGCGAACCTGTCGCCGCTGCGCACCGCTCGACGGCCGCCGCTGGAAGATCGACGAGCCACACCCCGAGCCGCCGCTGCATCACCGGTGCCGCTGCTGCCTGGCGCCCTCGCTCGACGGCGACATCATGGGCCAACGTCCCTACGTGCGCGCTCTCAAGGTCAAAGGGCGCGACGACCAGGCCAAGTTCCGCAGCATCGGCAACATGACCAAGAGGCAGCGCGAGGCGGCCGGTCTCGAGGTCGGGCAGGTCAGCGCTGGCACTACCTACTCCGACTGGTTCTCGCGCCAGAGTGCGCGGTATCAGCGCGAGTGGCTGGGCGAACGTCGCTACCGGCTCTACAAGGAGGGCGGCTACAGCCTGGACCGTTTCACCGACCCGCGGCAGCGCGAGTACACGCTGGACGAGCTGCGCGACCGCGACCGCGAGACATTCGCCGAGGTGTTCGGTGAGGCGGCTTGAGGTAGGCTGAGGGCATGACCCCCGCCGACCCCGACTTCATCACCTGGTGGCGATTGTGGCGCTTGCTGCAATCCGGCAGCGGCACGCTCGCTGACCAGCTCCAGGCTCGCCTCTGCTGGAACCTCGCCTTCGAGGTGCGACGCCGTCTCGGCGACCTCGAAGACTGACCAGCGATTCACCCCAAGCCTCGCCATCGTGCGGGGCTTTTTCGTAGCCGCAGCAGCAAGAGGAAGACGACATGTTCACCATTAAGATCGCACCGGAGAGCGACTCCGTGACGCTGGAGGCAGCGCAGCGGGACGTCACCCTGGTCCAGTGTGGCGAAACCGACTACGAGGCCCTCACCAAAGACCTTGATCAGTCGGGCCTGCCGCGCGTCATCCTGTGCTTTGTTGATCCGGATGGCACCCTCTGCCGCCGGTTCATCCACGCCAAGGATCGCGCATGGATCATGAACGCCAACGGCAAGACCGTCGCCTCGGTCTGATCACCACTAATCACCTTCAGGCCCAGCCATAGCGCTGGGCTTTTTGTGCCCGCGAGGCGGGCTTGTACCACCGCTCAAGGAGCACAACACCATGCCACTGGAAATCGACTTCTCTGAACTCGGCATCGAGCTTGAAGAAGACAAGGCCAAGGCTCTCAAGGAGGCGCTGGACGCCAAACATGAGGAAGCGCTCAACAGCGAGGTCAGCGGCCTCAAGTCAAAGCGCGACCAACTGCTCGAATCACAGAAAACGCTCAAGTCTCAGCTCAAGCAATTCGAGGGGCTGGACCCCGAGCGGGCCCGCAGGCTCGAGCAGCAGCTGGCCGAGAACGAGGAGGCCCAGCTGATCGCCGACGGCAAGCTCGACGAGGTGCTGAACAAGCGCACAGAGCGGATGCGGGAAGGCTATGACCGCCAGCTGAGCGAGGCTCAGCAGACCGCAGAGAGCGCCAAGGCGTTCGCCGACAAGTTCCGCGGCCGGGTCATGAGCGACGAGATCCGAACTGCGGCCGCCGAAGTCGGCATCGTGGACTCGGCTGTTCAAGACGCAGTCTACCGCGCAAGTTCGCTGTTCGAAGTCGATGACGAGGGCAACGTTGTGCCCCGAGAGGAGGCCGGTCTGGATGCAGACGGCAAGCCTCTCACCCCTTCCGCATGGCTTGAGTCCATGCGAGAGAAAGCTCCGCACTGGTTCCCGCAGCCCAAGGGGTCAGGGGCGCCGGGTGGCGGAGGTGGTTCCTCAGCGCCAAGGGCGTGGAAGGACGCGAAGTCTACCGCCGAAAAGGTGGAAATCCTGAAACGCAAGCAAAACCAATGAGGTAGCGCCCTATGGCACTCTCTGATATGAAAGTCTTCAACGACTTCCTGTACTCGGCAGCCACCGAGACCATCCGCCAGCAGATCGAACTGTTCAACGCCGCCACCGGCGGTGCTCTGCAGCTCCAGCAGGCGGGCAACGTGGGCGATTTCGCTCACGAGGCCTCCTACAAGGCCATCGCCAACCTGATGCGTCGTCGCAACGCCTACGGCACCGGCGCCGTCACCCCGACCACTCTGGCCCAGATGGACCATGTAGCGGTGAAGATCGCCGGCGGCACCTCCCCGGTGGAGTTCCAGCCGCAGCAGTTTCAGTGGATTCAGCGTCAGCCCGAAGAGGCCGGTGTGGTGATCGGCGAGCAGGTCGCTCGAGGCGTCATCGCCGATGAGGTGAACACCGCCATCCTGGCCCTGCAGACCGCGATGATCGGCAACTCCGCCGTGGCGCACGACGCCACTGCTGGCACTCTGAATCTGAACGCCCTCAACAAGGGCGCCGGCAAGTTCGGCGATCGCATGATGGACATCATGGTCTGGGTGCTCCACTCCAAGCCGATGACCGACCTGTTCGACGGCGCCCTGACCAACGGCAATCAGCTGTTCGAATTCGGCACCGTGCGCGTCACCCAGGATGGATTCGGCCGCCGGTTTGTGATGACCGACTCTCCTGCGCTGTACGAGGCCGATGGTGGCGGTGCTGGCACCGACCACTACCACACCCTTGGCCTGGCCGAAGGTGCCGCGGTTGTCGAGGACAACAACGACTACTACGCCACCGTCGAGGAGAAGACCGGCGACGAGAACATCCGCCGGATCTTCCAGGCCGAGTACACCTACAACCTCGGCCTCAAGGGCTACTCCTATGGCGGCACCAAGTCGCCCGACGACGCCACCATCGGCACCGGCGGGAACTGGTCGCAGATCGCCAGCGATGTTAAGGACACCGCCGGCGTCATCGTGACCTCTCTGTGATCCCTGGCGGGCGGCCTACGGGTCGCCCGCTGGCCAGCTGATAGGAATCAGCCATGCACCTGATCTACACCACGCGCCGCCGCGGCTTCGAGCCCGGGCGGCAGTACCGCAATCCCCGCTTCTTCGCCGGCGCCGACAAGGCCGCCACCAGCGTCACCGTCGAGGGCCATCACCCCGACGTGGTCGCCGCCTACGAGGCCGCCGGCATCGAGGTCGAGGTGATCGGCACCGATGAAGAGCGCCCGGATGATGCCGAGTCCGACGAGCGGGCCCGCCGCGCCGAGCTAATGAACGCCATCGAGCACGCCACCGGCAAGCGCCCCGGTGCCAACACCAAGACCGAGACCCTGGAACAGCGGATGGCCGAGATCGAGTCCGGCAGCCAGGACGAAGACGGGCAGGAGTAACCCATGGCCACCTACGTCACCGTTGACGATGTCGACACCAAACTGGGCGCCGGCTGGGAAGGCTCGGGCGACAAGACGCGCGCCGTGCTGGAGGCCAACACCTGGCTCACCGCCAAGCGGGCCCGGCTCGCCGATCCTGTCGACGATGACGTGGTCATGGCCGGCGCCCTGCTGGCCCAAGAGGCGGCGAATGGCCGGCTCTACGCCGACACCGACGGCGCCGTGAAGCGCGAGCGGGTAAGGGCCGACACCGTCGAGGTGGAGACCGAGTACCAGGACGGCGCCCAGGCGCAGACCGGCGCGCTGTCGATGATCTCCGACCTGCTGGCCCCGTACCTTCCGAAGACCAACGGGGTCACCATCCTCAAGAGGTTGTGATGGGCTACATCCAGGATAAGATCAACGCCAAGGTGCCCAAGGCGTTCGACGGCAAGCTGAGTGACGCCGTGCGGCGCTTCACTGGCTCCCGCGAGATAGCCGGCGAGTACGATCCAGTGACTGGCAGCAGTACGACAACGGTAGCCTACTCTGGCCGAGGGGTATTCAGCGGATACTCGGTCCAAGAGGTCGACGATCAGCACATCAGGCGTACCGACGTGAAACTCTCCGGCGTACTCCAGAACGAACTGATCTTGGACGCTGACCAGGCCCCGGCCACGCCCAAGGTCGACGACACCATCGACGGCATGCTGGTGGTTAACGTTGGACAGGATCCGGCCAAGGCCACCTGGACGATTCAACTCAGGAGACCGTAAACTGAATTGGAACAATCGGCTACAATAGCTGCACCACCTCTACCTGGCGGTTACAGAATGAGCGATGACAACGAGTTGCTGGATCAATTTGCCGTTGAGGCGATGAAGTCTCTGGTCACGGCCGAGGGCGTAGAGCTTCTCAGCTCCGACACCCGGCATCGGGCAGCGATTGCAAGAACCGCGTACAGCATCGCGGCGGAGATGTTGAAAGAGCGGGAGTTGGCTCACAAAGAGCAGGAATGGTCCGCTATCAACGTTCACGATCTCGTCAAGCGCGCAAAGACCAAGTCTTTCCTCCGTCACTTTGGCATATCCACCGTTGCTCAAGCCGTGAAGCTATCCCACCAGGAGCTACGCAGAACGGAGGGAGTTGGCGTGGCCCTCATTGAGGACTTACAGCAAGCTTTGGAACCTTACGGTGGCTTACGATCACGCTAGGGCCTGCCGCTACTTGCCCAGCCGACGTGCTGGGTTTTTTACGCCTGGAGAAAAAATGACGACGCGCAAGGGATGGTCCAAATCACTTTCCGGCTTTGCGCGAGAAGTGGAGTACGCCCTGGAGAAACAGCAGGGTGAAATGGTGCTGTTCGCTCTGCAGCAGCTCATTCTTCACTCACCTGTCGATACAGGGGCCTACAAGGGGAGTCATCTGGTTACCGTAAATGGCAGTGACAACTCAGTGGTGCCCGAGCCGGACAAGTCAGGCGCCCGAGTCCGGCGAGATGCCGAGGCTGTTTTGTCAGCCGCCCGGGGCAAGCCCTTCAAAGCTGTGGTCCTTCAGTCAAACATAATCTACGGCGAGAGCCTGGAACATGGGCATTCACAGCAGGCGCCTCTAGGCGTCTATTCCATTGCCTTCGAATCCTTGCGTGCGAGGTATATCAATTGACCTTCGACAAGATCCGCATCGCTATCGAGTCGCGCATGGTGGCGTGGGATGGCTGGCCCGTGGCCTATGACGGCGCCCCCAGCGGACCGAACGTAGATGCAGCCATCGCCAACCAGGAGCCCTGGGTGCGGCTGACCATCCAGCACGGCGACAGCTTCGTCGCTGGTCTCGGCTCCGAACCCTGCGTTCGCCGTCCCGGACTGATCATGTGCCAGGTGTTCACCAAGGACAATCATGGCAGCCGCCAGGCGTATCAGATTGCCGACGCCCTGGCTGCGCACCTGCAGCTCTGGCGTACCGGGCACCTTGAGACTCTCGCCTCGTCAGTGCAGCGCGCGGGCCCCTCTGACGGCTGGTATCAACTGAACGTATCGACGCCCTTCCGCGTCGGCTAAACCGCCCCACCGCCCACCTCCGAGCCGCCTTGAGCGGCTTTTTTCATGCCTGGAGAAAATCATGAGCTCAGGTTCTCAGATCGCAACCTACCTCGCTCCCGAGTCCACGCCTGGGGAAACGCCCGATCCGGCGACCTGGGACACCCTGCGCCTCACCGGCAATACCCTGACGCCCAACGTCTCCACCGAGGTCTCTGCTGAGATCCGCGAGACGCGCATGCAGGGCGGCAGCATCATCACCAGCCTCGACTACTCCGGCGACCTGGCTGGCGAGATGAGCGCGGGCACGTTCGACAAGCTGCTCGAGGCAGCCTTCTACGGCACCTGGGCGACTGATGTGCTGGAGATTGGTGCTGACCGCCACACCTTCACCATCGTGAAGGCATTCAAGGACATCGGCGTCTACTCAACCTTCAAGGGCGTGCACATCGGTGCCATGCAGCTCGACATCCCCGAAGAAGGCAAGGTGACCTGCAGCTTCACCGGCATGGGCCTCGGCTATGAGGACGGCGAGACCGACCCGACTGCAGCAGGCACCGTGAATCCTCAAACAACCACCGTGGCGATGGGCTCGGCCACCAGTGTTGGCGACATTCTGGTCGACGGCGCCACCTTGGCCGGCGAGGCCTGTATCAGCGCCCTGTCCATGTCGATCGACAGCACGATGAAAACCCAGCGCTGCCTCGGCAAGACCGGTCCCGGCGCCCTGATTGCCACATCGGCCAACGTCTCCGGGTCGCTCACCATGGCCTGGAGTAAGGCGGCCTGGAACCAGTGGAAGAAGATGCTGACCCGCGAAGCTATAGCTGTGTCCTTCCCTCTGACCGATGCCGCTGGCAACAGCTACACCTTCGAGCTGCCCGAGATCGAGATCGATGGCGAGCTGCCGGATGGTGGTAACGAGGACATCGTGCAGGTGTCGCTCAACTACACCGCCAAGAACACCCCAATCAAAGTCACCCGCGTGCTGGTATAAGGAATCCCCGATGGCTTTCAATGCAAAACGATACTCACCTGACGCCTTCACTCAGGGCGTTTGGCTAGCAATCATGGGCGGCCAGTTCAAGGTCGCCCGAGCTGGCAACCCCATTTACGAGCAGGCGCTGGAGGAATCCGGTTATCGGAAGAAGATCGAGCCTGCTGAGAAAGAGCGCGCCCTGTACACGGCCATCGCCACCGGCGTTCTTCGAGACTGGAGCGGTGTCGAAGACGACAGCGGCGAGCCGATCCCCTACAGCATCGAAAATGCAGTTGAGGTGATGCTGGACAATCCTGATCTGGTGGCGCGCATTCTCAGTCAGGCCAACGACCTGTCCAACTTTCGTCGTGAAGACATTGAGGACCAAGGAAAAAAGCCGCGGCAGCGCTCAAATACCGCCTGACAACAGCCGGACGAGAAACCAAGCTCGCCACGATCGCAAAGGCGCTCAATCTCTCTAGACAGGTTGAGCCGCCTGAGATCGACGAGCGCTGCGCCTTCTGGCTGCATCTGTTTGACCTTCTCTCCCCTTCAAGGCCTGCCGGCTTCGGTACCATCCAACCCATACCGTTGTCTGAGATGGCTGCCTTGCGCCAGATGATGGTGCTACCCTGCTCAGCGGACGAGTTCATCTCTGTCATTCGGGAGATGGACTGGGCATACATGGAAAGCAGGGGATAACAACATGAAGGGATGGCTGTCACTCGCGGCCGCTGCGCTTCTGACGGGATGCGCAACCTCACCGATTCCAGCAGAGCAAGCCGACCAAGTTCCGGATAGTAGGCTCTTCGGCCTCCAGTCAGTACCGGCTTCCCCATACGCGACGGTTCAAGTGACGAGAGACTCGGGAATCAACTTTTCGATGTGTAACGTCAGCTTGCACGTCGATGGTAAGAAAGTCGCCGAGTTCGAACCCGAAGAGACGGCTTCCTTCTACGTTGCCCCTGGTGATAGCGTTCTGGGCATTACAACCGGAGGAGGTATCTGTGCCAGCCTTGTTCAAGAGCTTGGGGCGGATTTGGAATCGGGCGAGACCAAACGATATCGGATTTCGATGGACGCCAGCGGTTCCCTCGATTTATCGCGCACTGCGTTTTAGGCCTTTCTCGGACATGCCGCTAAAGCGCAATCGAATAAATCAAGACCACGACACGAAGCCCGCCATAGTGCGGGTTTTTTAATGCCCGGAGATTGTGATGCCTTATTCCAGCCGCCTTGAGTTGGCGATCGACAGCCGTAGCGGTGAGCGGTCGTTAAAGCGCGTGGAACGTGGGCTGGTCGATGTCGATCGGGCTGGTGACAGGGCATCCGGTTCGCTAAATGATGTCACTGAATCAGCTGCTCGCGTAAAAGCAGCGGCTCTCGCTGCGAGTGGAGCTCTCGCGAGCATTGCTGCTGGCGGTGCTGCGTTTGGAGCGGTCGCAAGGCAGGCGTCTGATTCCGCTCGGCAAATCCAAACTCTTGCACGCATCTCAGACACCAGCTCGGAGCAGTTTCAGCGCCTAGCCTATGGCGCAGAAGCCTATGGCGTGGAGCAGGAGAAGCTCGCAGATATTCTCCGTGACACGCAGGACCGCATCGGGGATTTCCTCCAGACTGGTGCTGGCGAATTCGCGGACTTCTTTGAAGGCATTGCGCCAAAGATCGGCCTGACTGTGGACGAGCTGGCCCGCATGTCCGGCCCGCAGGCCCTGCAAGCGATTTACAATGGCCTTGAGAAGGCGAATCTCTCAGCGTCAGAGACAACCTTCTATCTGGAGGCGCTGGCCAGCGACACCACAGAGCTCATCCCACTTCTTCGCAATGGTGGCGAAGGCTTCAAGGCTATGGCCGATGAAGCCGACCGACTAAATGCTGTCCTTTCTGAAAGCGACCTACAAGCCTTGGCCGACCTGAGAGGGGAGTTTCAACAGCTTGAGCGCATTATCTCAACATCGATATCTCGCCAGATCGCTGGCTATGGAGACGAGCTGAGTGACGTCCTTGGAACTGTCGGTGAAGGCGTAGCAACACTGGTCAGCAACCTGGACGTCATGGCCGATACTGCGGGAGGCGTGGCCATAGTTATCGGAGGGCGCCTGATCGGGGCCCTATCTGCATCAGCAGCTGCCTCGGCCACCCAGGCGGCTGCAGCTCTCTCCAGCGCCAAGGCTGATGCTCTGGCGGCGCAGTCTGTGACCCGTCGCACGGCTGCTGAGCTGGCAGCAGCAAAAGTCATGCTGAGTTCCAACCGTATCGAAGAGCAAGCTACTCGAGGCACAGCAGCTCACAGATTCGCTCTTGACGCTCTTTCTGCGTCAAGAGTTCGAGCTGCAGAGGCAGCAGGAGCTCACACGGCTGCGACAAACGCAGCGGCAGCGGCAATGGGGCGAGCCAGCATTGCGGCTCGTGGTCTGTCCGGCGCTGTAGCCCTCCTTGGCGGGCCCGTAGGTGCAGCCGTTGTGGCGGCTGGAAGCATCTACTACTTCCGAGAAGAACTGGGCCTAGTGCAGCCTAGAATTGAGTCAGTCACCTCCACTGTTGATGCGCTGACAGACTCAATCAACATGAACAGCGAAGCAGCGCTCAAGAACGGCATATCCAAGCTCTCGGCTGATATCGCGGACCTACAGCGAGCTGCGCAGACAGCGCGAGCGGAACGAGACGCCATCCAGATGCAAGGCCCTGGGCCGGGCTATGTCGGCATCGGCCCAGGCGCTGGCCCGGGGCGGAATCAAGCAGTGGAAGCCGTGCGGCAAATCGAAACAGAGATTGCCAGCTACGACGAGGCTGTTGTCCAGCTTGAGAATCGCCTGGAATCGCTGGGCGAAAGCAGCATAAAGCCCACCAACAGCTTAAGAGCCCTGGCTGAGAGCACAGATGAAGCAGACAAAGCCACAAAAGAGCTCGCCGAGTCCCAGCAGCGCCTGATCGATCGCTTATTCCCCCTTGAAGCTGCCCACCGGCAGTTTCGGGAGGAAATGGATCTTCTCGACCTCAAAGCTGCCGCTGACAACACATTTCGCCTTGCTGAGGCCCAGGAGCGACTGCGCACACAGTATTCGGTAGAGCTGACCGGCGGCTTCATGGAGCAGATCGCCACCGGCGGGCTGGCGGAGAAGGTCAAGGAGACTGACGACCTCACTCGGGATCTCGGGCTGACCTTCTCCAGCGCGTTCGAGGACGCCATCGTGGGCGGCGAGGGTTTCCGGGAAGTCCTGGCCGGCATTGCCGAGGACATCGCTCGCCTTGCGGTTCGCAAGAGCATCACCGAGCCCGCAGTCGAGGCAATCTCAGGCTTTGACTGGGGCGGCTTAATCGGCAGCGCTTTCGGTAGCGCGTCAGGCGGGAGCGCATTTGGAGTTTCATACGGCTCTTCGAGCGCTGGCAGCTTCCAGGGCTTTGCGGAGGGTGGATGGACAGGCCCTGGCGGCAAGTACGAACCGAAAGGCGTAGTTCATGGTGAAGAGTTTGTTGTGCGCCGAGAAGTGGTGAAACGGCCAGGCGTCCTGCCTATGCTCGAGCGCCTCAACAACATGCCCGGCTACGCCAATGGCGGCCTGGTGGGCGCTAGCGCATCGTCCTCGATGGCCCCGCAGATCACCTACGCCCCGCAGATCACAGTTGAAGCCCAGCCAGGCGCCACACAGCAAGATGCAGAACGCCAGGCTGATGCCTTCAAGCGCGCCAACAAGGCCCAGTTCGCTCAGTTCATCATCGAGCAGCAGCGCCCCGGCGGGCTGCTCGCCAAGAGGTAATCCATGGAGATCGACTTCCTCCCCGATATTGGCCGGGAGCCTGACTATGGGCTGACCGGCGGCGGCTCGTTTGCTGTGGACGCGGTGAGCTTTGGCGACGGATACGAGCAGCGTCGCCCCACCGGTATCAACTCGTCCAGGCGAGAGTGGACCGTGACGTGGAGCCTCATCACCCAAGACCAGATGGAGCGCCTGCGGGACTTTCTGCTGGAGCGCCGGGGCGTTTACGCCTTCCTGTGGCAGGTCTCCGAAGAACCCGAGGCATGGCGGGTGGTTTGCAAAGAGCACCCCAAGGTCACCGTAGACACCTTTAAGCGGCACACCCTGACAGCCACTTTTATCGAGGACTTCGGGCTATGAGTCAGGTCATCGCTTCCGACACCCAGCGCCTGGAGCAGGACGCGATCGTCACCATGTTGGAGCTAGATGCTCGAAACTATGGCGACGGCATTCTGCGCTTCGCGCCTTACCCGGTCGACGGCGGCCCAGTTCGGTTCAATGGCTACGAGTACCAGCCGGTGCCGATCAAGGCCGAGGGCTTCGAGTGGAACGGCCAGGGCACCCTGCCCCGGCCGACGCTTACGGTCACCGCAATGGAGCTCGCGTTTCTGTCGCTGGTGATCAGTGCCTACGACCTGGTCGGCGCCCCGGTCAAGCGCCTGCGCACCTACCGTCGGCACCTGGATGACGGCACAGCGCCCGACCCCGAGGCCTTATTCCCGATCGACTACTACGTGATCGAGCGCAAGGCCTCGCAGAACCGCCGGCAGATTCAGTTCGAGCTGTCGGTACAGATGGATCAGGAAGGCCGGATGATTCCCCACCGGCAGATCCTGCGGGACTCGTGCACGCATCGTTACCGCTGGTTTGATGGCACCCAGTACCGCTACGAGGGCGTGACCTGCCCTTATTCTGGCTCCGGCGAGTGGGAGGCTGATGGGTCAGATGCCCTGCCCGGCATGGGGCGCGATGTGTGCGGCAAGCGCTTGAGCGACTGCCGGTTGAGGTTCGGACAAGCCGGCGTCCTTCCGACACGGGCATTCCCGGGCGTAGGCCGGGTGAGATGATTCAAAAGTTGCCAGGCTTGGCCCCTGCATCAGAGAGAAGACGCTCTCGCTCTAACTCCACGAAATCAATCAGTTCGGAAATGCTCATCTCAGCGCCATCCTCTGGAAAAGACATGGTGAACGCCCAGTGGACACCAGCATCATTGAGGTAATTAGCCTCGACGATGCCCCCTCTACCAGGCTCAACAATGCAAACCTTCTTTAACTCCCACTTGCTCATGCCGAATCCTTCATTTGGTTGTGAGTGTTCCCTATCTTTAGCATCGGGTGATGACGCAACCAATGCCATTAGTCGACTGTCTGAGTTCGAATCATAATGAGGCGCTAATACGCGCCGAAGCCCTGGCCGCCTATCCAAATGAGGCTGTGTGGTTGATCACCGACCACGGCTGCCGGCAGGTAGCCAATGTGGCAGACGCCCCCCGAACCAGCTTCGCCATTGCCAAGCGCGATATGGCAGCGGCCACCGCCCAGGGTCTGCGGGCCATTGTTCACTCACACCCGGACTACCCGGACTGCCCCAGCGAGGCCGACATGCGCGGCCAGATTGCCTCGGGCGTTCCGTGGGGGATCGTGGCCACCGATGGCAACGCCACGACACCCGTTCGCTGGTGGGGCGGCGGCGACCGGCCGGAGCTTATCGGCAGGGGCTTCGTCCACGGCGTGACCGACTGCTACGCCCTGATCCGCGACTACTACGCGATGGAACTGGGCATCGATCTTCCCGAGTTTCCTCGCTCGTGGGAATGGTGGCTCAAAGGGCAAGACCTCTACCGCCAGGGTTTCGAGCAGGCGGGGTTCCGCGTTATCGAAGCGGACAAGGCCATGCCCGGCGATATGTGGTTCGCCCAGCTTCGCAGCGACGTGCCCAACCATGGCGGCGTCCTGGTCGAGAACGGGCTATGCCTGCACCATCCGTCTGGCCGGCATCCTGTCGACCCCACCCGGATTTCGCGCCGAGACCCTGCCGCCCGTTGGCTCCCCTACATCACCCACTGGCTCCGTCACACGTCGAGGGACTGATGAAAACGCTCTATCTGCATGGCTTTCTTGGGGCTCGCTTCGGCGAGTCCTTTTCGTTGGACGTCCGTGACCCTGCCGAGGCCATCCGTGCGCTGTTGATCCAGATTCCCGGCTTCGAGGCTGTCATCCGTGATGGCGACTGGCATGTCGTGCGCGGCCCTCTCGATGGCGGCGTGTCGCTCGACGAAGAAGGTCTGATGGTCGGCATGGATGACGACACCGAGATTCACTTACTCCCAGCGGTCGCCGGGGCTGGGGGCGATGGTATCTGGCAGACCATTGCGGGCGCCGTCCTGATGGTTGCCAGCTTCTGGGCTGGCCCCGTTTTCGGGCCCGGGATGTTCAATGCGGGCCTGGCTCTTGCCTTGGGTGGTGTCGCACAGATGCTGTCGCCCACCCCGCAGACAGGCGACTACGGCGAGCGGGAGCGACCCGACGAGCGCCCTTCCTTCCTGTTCGATGGACCCACCAACACCAGCACCCAGGGCCTGCCGGTGCCGGTGATCTATGGCCGCGTGAAGGTGGGTAGCGTTGTGGCATCTGCCGGCATGACTGCTGAGGAGCTGGACGAATGACCGATCTGGTTGTCTATGGCGCGAAAGGCGGCAAGGGCGGCGGCGATGAAGCCCGCACTCCCCGCGAGGCGCCCAACACCCTTCGCTCAACCTCCAAGGCTAGGATCATCGACGTGCTGGGCGAGGGGCCGATTGTCGGCCTGACCAATGGCCTCAAGAGCATCTATCTGGATGAGACGCCGTTGCAGGACGAGGGCGGCGACTTCAACTTCCAAGGCGTGACCGTTCACACCCGCACTGGTGAGCCTGATCAGTCGCACATCGCCGGCTTCCCTGCGGTGGAGACTGCCAACGATGTATCGACCGGGGTGACCAACGCCACGCCAGTCATTCGCACCGTCACCAACCCGGAGGCCGATGCCGCTCGCGTTACCGTCCAGGTGCAGGCGCTAAGCTATCAGAACGTCGAGAATGGCGATCTGCTGCCCACCGAGGTGGCGGTGGCCGTCGATGTTCGCCCCAATGGAGGCAGCTGGTCCGAGAAGCGCTACGACATCATCAAGGGCAAGACCACCAGCCCCTACCAGCGGTCCTATCGTGTGCCGCTCACCGGCGATGGCCCCTGGGACATCCGCGTGCGCCGAGTGACGCCCGACAACGGCAGCGCCACCCTGCGCAACGCGACGTACTGGGCCACTTACACCGAGATCATCGACGCCAAGCTACAGTATCCCGATACCGCACTGGTCGGGCTCGAGGTCGATGCCCAGGATTTTGGCAGCCAGATCCCCTCGCGCAGCTACGACGTCAAGGGCCTGATCGTCCGGGTGCCGACCAACTACAACCCCGAGACTCGCGAATACACCGGCCTGTGGAACGGCTCGTTCAAGCTGGCGTGGACCGACAACCCCGCGTGGTGCTTTCTCGATCTGGCCACCAGCGAGCGGTACGGCGCCGGGCTGGAGAACGTCGACAAGTGGGGCCTCTACCAGATCGCCCAATACTGCGACGAGCTGATCCCTGATGGCTTCGGCGGCCAAGAGCCGCGCTTTACCTTCAACACCGTGCTGTCGAGCCGAGAGGAAGCCATCAAGGCGCTCGACACCCTGGCGACTGCGTTCCGCGGCATGACCTACTGGGGCGCCAATACCGTCATGGCGACAGCCGACATGCCGGCCGATCCGGTCAAGCTGGTGTCACCGGCCAATGTCGTCGACGGTGAATTCGAGTACAGCGGCACCGCGCTCAAGGCCCGGCACTCGGTCGCTCTGGTGAGCTGGAACGACCCTGGCGATAACTATCGCCTCCAGGTCGAGGTCGTTGAGGATGCCGATGCCGTCCAGCAATTCGGCTGGAAGCAGATCGACGTCACCGCCGTAGGCTGCACCAGTCGCGGCCAGGCACACCGCCTTGGCAAATGGATGCTCTACAGCGAGCGCGCTGAAACCGAGACGATCACCTACCAGGCCAGCGTCGACCATGCCGACCTGCGCCCGGGCGACATCATCGCAGTCAACGACCCGACCACGGCCGGCGCCCGGCTTTCTGGCCGAATCGTTCGCCCGGGGCTCTCTGCCCTGGTGCTTGACCAGGTGCCCGAGCAGGTCAGCGGCAGCGACTGGTACCTGGACGTGCTGTTGCCCACCGGGGGGATTGAGCGCAGGCAGGTCGACCGGTTCGCCGGTGATCATGTCGAGTTGGTCAGCCCGCTCTCAGCTGAGCCGATCCGTGGCGCCATCTGGATGCTGTCGAGCCAAGACGTGGAGCCACGCAAGTTCCGGGTGCTGTCCGTTGCTGAGCAGGAGACAGCGATATACCAGATCACCGCCGTCGAGCATGACCCGACGAAGTACGATCGCGTCGAGCAGGGCCTCAACCTGCCGGACGAGGATTACACGCTGATCCCGACCGGCCCGGTGGCGGCGCCCTACTCCATTACCGTCGAGGCATCCAAGTACCTGGCTGGCGGAACCGAGCACCAGAAGATCACCGTCAGTTGGACGCCCAGCGATGACGCTCGAGTCGTCCGTTATATTGCCGAGGTGCAGGGGCCGAATGACGTGTCATGGGGTGAGGCCTTCACAGGCCCGGGCACGTCGTTCGACATCCTCGATGCAGAGCCGGGTGAATGGCAGATCCGTGTCCGCGGCATCACCGGTACCGGCTCCGCGTCGCCCTGGGCGTACCGGACCACCAACGTGGCCGGTCTGCTGCTGCCGACGCCGCCGGATAGCGTGGACATCGACGTTGGCACCTTCACCATCACCCTGACGCCCAGCGGCCTCTATCCCGGGCAAATGTGGGAATTCTGGCGCTCTAACGTCGCGCTCGAGACGGGGCTCATCGAGTCAAATGCCGTACGTGTCGGCGTCGGCGCCGTTCTCACCGATACTGAGCTATCCCCCGACACTACCTATTACTACTACATCCGAGGAGTCAACGCCTACGGCGCCTCGGACTGGTATCCGGTGCAGGCCACGACCGACAACGACCCGTCTGTGATCATGGACATCATTAGCGGGGAGATAAAGGAGTCCGACCTCTGGCCAGAACTACAGCAGGACATCGAACAGATAACCGAAAACAGCAACGCCATCCAGCAGGAGGTGCTCGACCGGCAGGACGGTGACGAGTACAGCATCCAGCAAATCAACACCGTTCAAACGCAGCTTGGACAGGACATCGCCAGCGTCGAGGAGCAGGCAACGACAGCGATCAATGCTCAAGGCGATAGGATCAGCGCCATGTGGACGTTGCGCGTAGACGCCAACGGCCTCGTGGGCGGCATTGGACTGGCAAACGATGGGGCTCAGGTCGATTTCATCGTCCGAGCAGATAGGTTTGCAGTTGCTCCGCCGGGCCTGCCGGAAAGCGAAGTCATCCCCTTCTTCGTGCAGGGCAGCACCACCTACATCAAAGAAGCGCTGATCCAGTACCTGACGTTCACCAAGCTCAAGGCGTCCGATGGCTCGTTCATCGTCGAGAACGGTAAGGTGAAGGCCAACTACATCCAGGCCGATGAGCTCCATGTGGATTATGGCAAGCTGTTCAACATCGACGTCCAGAACGCCCATATTCGCAACGGCGCAATCACCAACGCCAAGATCGGCAATGCAGCGATCACGCGAGCCAAGATCGGAGACGCACAGGTCGACACGCTGCAGATTGCCGGGCAGGCGGTGACCATCCCAACAGGAACGTCACGCACCAGTGACATCAGCAGCAACGGAAATTGGCGAGACCTGCTATCCGTCTACATCAATGCAGAGGGTGGTCGGGCCTTTGCCTGGTTCTCGGCGGTCAGTACAGGCAACGGAAATTACTTTCGTTTTGTTCTAGATGGCGCTGTGAAGCACGAAGTAGGTGCAGGTGACAACCCGGGGCCGAACGGCATATTGGATTGCGGAACTCAATATGGCGTGACCGTTAAGGTCCAAGGCTACAACGCAATAGGAAACGTAAATATCAACTATGCCGGTCTCATTATCATGGGGACAAAAAGATGATCGTGGCTATTTACTGCGAGCTATCGGGCCTTATCCAACGCGTCACACAGTGCCCCGAAGACCATGTCGAGATGCAGTGTGGTGAGCACGAAGACTATATCGAGGTCGAGGCAGGCTTCGACGACGCTGCCCACTACGTGGACCTGGAAGACGGCCAGATCAAGCCAAAGCAGCACCGGGATGCTCAGGTAGCCGTCGAGGGCTTAACGGCCACCATCACTGGGCTGGAGCCTGGCACCCTGCTGGCGATGGACGGCCAACAGATGGTCACAACTAGCGACAGCGCCCAGCTCGATGTCGACGTGCCGGGCACCTACCAGATCCACCTGGTCGGCCCCGCCTGGCGCCTCAATGAAACCCTGGAGGTAACGATCGATGGATAGGTTGAGCGTTCGCCGGTTCTCCTCACGGGCAGAGGCCGAGCGGCACTATCTGGCATTGGTGGACAGCGAGGCCGAGGCTGCTCGCTACGTTTCACCCGCCCAAGAGGCCGTCTACCGGCTCAAGCTGGCCGAGGCGGCCCAAGGCTCGGGGCCAATGGTCGAAGCCGAGGCGACCGCCACGGACGCTGACGTGATCACCGTCTGCCAGCGCATCAAGCGCGCTCGAACCCGATGGGAAAAACGCGCCGGCACCATCGAGGAGGCGCGTATCGCGGCCAAGGCCGACATTCGAAGATCCGACACACCCGCCGACATGCATCGGGCCCTGACCCGTTTTCGCAACGCACTCTAACAGCCCGCCAAGCGCGGGTTTTTTTGTGGGAGACACACCATGGCAGTGACGCTTACCGGCGTACTGAAAGACCCCTATGGCCAGCCGCTGCCCGGGGCGACCATCCGCTTTGACGCCGTCAGGACATCCGCCACCGTCCTGAACCACATCCGTGCCGAGGCGATCACCGACGCCCAGGGCGACTACTCCATCTCCGTCGAGGTGGGTCGCTACGACGTGCGCGTGATGCAAGGCCGGTCATTCCTCGAGCTCGCCAAGAATCTGGAGGTGCGTGCTGACTCCACCGCCACCGATCTAAACGAGCTGGTGGTCGAGTGGCAAGGTGAGCAAGACTTGACGCCTGGCATCGTGATCGAGTTCCGGGCATTGGTGGACGAAGCCCGCGGGTACCGGGATGAGGCCGTGGCCTCTGCCGGCGAGGCGGCCGCAAGCGAATCCAACGCTGCCGACAGTGCGTCGGCGGCCAACGAATCAGCCTCAAACGCGGCTACGAGTGAGCATAATGCCGCCAACTCGGCGAGCGCAGCCAGCGCATTGGCATCCAGCGCCTCCGACAGTGCCGACGCCGCGTCAACCAGCGAGGCGAATGCCGCCAGCTCAGCCAGTGCGGCAGCAGCGAGCGAGGGCAATGCGGCCACCTCTGCCTCGAATGCAGCGAGCGCTGCGAGCGCCGCTGCGGCCAGCGAATCGAATGCTGCAGGATCAGAAAGCGCAGCAGCAGCTAGCGAGGCAGATGCCGCCCAATCTGCGACTGATGCAGCTGCTTCCGCCGCCTCCATAGATGCTGCAGACCTTGTTCATGCGCCTGGCTCCGGGCTGCCAAACGAGGCCGGCGACATTTACAGCCGCAATGCTGCTGAGTTCGATGCGGCTGGATCAGCCGCCAGTGCTGAGTCAGCAGCCAAAAGCTATGCCGACACCAAGGCCACCGAGGCCCAAGCACACGCGGTACAACGCTCGAACCACACAGGCACGCAAACCCTGGCTACGATCTCGGATGCGGGCACGGCGGCCAGCAGGGACGTGGCCACTACTGAAACAGACAAGGATACGAGCAAAATCGCGCGGGTAGGCGCTGCTGGGCTAATTAGCTCCATATACCCACCAAGCCCTACCAGTTTCACACACAACCTTCCCACAGGCCTCTACGGACTGAACGTAAGCGCGGCCCAGATGGCTGCTGACGAGCTGCCAGTGCAGTACGGCACGGTACTCTCCTGCGGCCACCCGAGTAACGCCAGGAATTACAGCGGCTGGGGCCAGCAAATACTGTTTGGGAACAACGGGAAGATTTATCAAAGACGTTCTGCCGAAAACTCTGTAAGCGACTACACCTCCCCCATTAACTGGCACAAATGGAGCTTTCTGTACAGCAACCGAAACGCAGTCCAATCCGTGGGCATGGACGCTGATGGCGTACCTTCCGGGGGTCTGTTGGAGCGTGGCTCCAACAGTAATGGGGAATTTCTCAGGTTCGCTGACGGTACGCTCATCTGCTTTATCGAAGTTGACGGCCTCGGCACAACTACTGCGGTCCCAGGAAGTAATGGGTCCCTTTTCCACAGTGCCGATCAGACATGGACCTTCCCTGCCGCGTTTGTGGACAAACCTGTAATGGGCGTTACAGGGATCAGGCACAGCGACGATAGCATTATCGTGTGGGGAGTGGGCCGCACCACAACAGGAAGCACGGCAAAACTTAGGGGCGTAGCATCGCAGAGCAGTGCCGCCATCGGCTACTACCTGCACGCCACTGCCAAAGGCCGCTGGTACAACTAAGGGGACATTATGAAAGCCACTCTCACACCACAGAACAGCACGAGCATAACCTACAGCTACTGGGCTGAAGGTGACGTCCTACACGCTACCGTTAACGGGGTCGAGGACTCCTTTGACTTCACCGGCATGCCTGATGGATCTGCCAGCGACTTCGAGACTGTCCTGGAGCCAAACCCGCTGATCCAGGCCACCAAAGCTGAAGGTAAGCTGACTGTCACGCTGCTGGGCTGGTATGGAAGTGCTCCGGTGCAGGGCGAAGACGAGACCGACGAGTCTTTCCAGGAACGTCTGGCAGAGTACGAACTGGCCAAGACTGAACGCGAGGTGACCATCTAATGGGTGCAGTGAACTGGGTGGCGGCACCGACTGCCGAAGAGCTGCTTGATCACGCAAAGGCAACTACCATACGCCGCATCAACGCGGCCTATGAGGCCGAGTTGGCCAGCATCCGCAGCGAGTACCCCGAGTCGGAGCAGATGACGTGGGACAAGCAGGAGCGAGAGGCGCGGGCATTCCTGGCTGACTCAGCCACCGCCACGCCTCTACTGGATGCCGTGGCAACTGGCCGGGGCATGGACAAAGCCGAACTAGCGACGCGGATCATCGCCAAGGCCGATGCATGGATTCAGGCGAGCGGCCTGGCTACAGGAAAGCGCCAGGCTCTTGAGGATCAGGTGAAAGCCGCCGAGACGGTGGAAGCCGTTGAGGCGATCAGCTGGGAGTGATGTGAATGCCAGGGATGGCCTGTTCGAATGCATATCCATTGGAACTAAGCAGGCCGTTCAACGAAACTTAATCAATCCCCCTAATTCTATAGGGCTCAGCATATACTGTCATTGACTCGCTACTCTCGATGCGCTCTTCAACAATATCCTCAATTATCGATTTTTCATTTTGTTCATAGTGACGAACCAGCCTATTTAGCCAAATTGCGCGCCGATTCAAAAATTGCTTTTCCTTAAAGAATCTCGTTCTGGCACTATCGCGAAAAGACCTGTAAGAGTCAAATTCTTCCTTGTGGACCTCAGTATCCCCTATAAAATATCGGGTCACTTTCCTATCAACTTGAATACTGGTTAGGTAAGTGTATTTTTTCGTCAGATCGAGATATGCCAAAGCGTGCCTATCAGCGGATAGGCTTAAATCTTTATTTATTATTCTTAGATCAATATAGGCCCACACAATATAGTCGCGAGCCAGTAAAAGCAAAGGCTTTAATAAATATGAAAAAGAAAACGTCAATGTTCCTGCAACGAAAACCTTCGCAACATCAGCCCAAGAAAACACACATATATCCTCAGTTGTAAACAAGTTGCTAAGTCGAGGCTTTGCCTTATTTCAAGAGCGTACAAACCGCCGCCTCACCTGCCCCACCTCTGCCCGCTGATCCTTCGCCAGCCGCCACACACCATCACTGATACCATGCTTGCGGGACAGCAGGTATTGCGGCGTGCCTGGCTTCCACCAGTCGTCCTTGATCTCCTTGCCCAGCACGCAGCGACCGCTGATCAGCCAGCCCTGCCAGACAACGTGGTACTCGACCAGCCTGTCGATCGGCGGCGATGACCGGCTCAGGCCGAGCCAGCCCTTGCGCTCGAGGCGTTTGCGCCACTGGGTGATCTCGTACTCGCTCATTGGCACCACTGGGTCTTGCTGGCCCCTGGCCGGTGTGGCCGTGCGAGACAATCAGTACGGGCACGAGTCAGCTCTACGAAAAGTAGCGCTCAATCCGGTTGCAGTGAGTTCCGGATAGCCTCGTGGCCACATGAACGGCATTTTATGATGTAGCACCTCCCATGCGGGGCACCCGGCCGGATCTCGAACTGGCTCCACGGTGAGCGATCGGTGACGTTGAACTCGGCAGAGTGGCATTTCAGGCAGTACATTTCCCAGCCGCCTTCCACGGTCGCAAAATTGATCATCGGCATGTCCAACAT